AAGGGTTTCAACGGCTGTATTATATCCAGCTTTGACTTTTAGATAATCTCTAAGAGAAAAGTTATCTGGATCATTTTCCATGTCATGCAATCGTCTACTCGCCCAGTCTCTTTGATTCTTTGCGTCAGTAGATAGTTGTAATTTTCTCCAGTCATTAGGAGACATTTTAGGAAATTTTTTTGATAGGTTCATTATATTTTATTTTCTATTTCGGTTAGAGTGAACATATAAAGATTAATACAGCCCATGTTGCAAGTACTATTACTGGCGATATAAGCCAGATAACAGCTTGTTCCTTTTTGCTTGGTTTTAAAGATGTGAATAATTCTTCTATGTCGGTTCGATCAGTTGGTTTTTTCATATCTTTAGACCAAGCTGATCGTGTTTTGTGATTGTTTAGTAATTCTTTTAATTGTTCATATTTTTTCTTTCTATTTATATCCTGTTTTATTTCTTGGTATGTCATGATGTTGTTTTGTTTGCTTGGTTTTAAGGATGTGAATAGTTCTTCTATGTCTGATGTTTGGTCGGTTGGTTTTTTCATAGTGTTATTATTGTTAGTTTATTATTTAGAGATTGCTTGTTCTATTGCTCGTTTCTTCTTTGAGCCGTGAGGATTAATCCATATGGACTTAGCACCAATACGATTACCTTTGCATAATTGGCACTGATCACACGATAATCCTTTACTATCAGCAAGGCATTCAAGGGTGTTTTCGGGTTGGGTTGGGCTAACATGAAAATATCTTAAATTCTTTTCCTTTGCTCGCCTTACAGAATCATTTGTCTCAGTTGATGCCATGAAATAATTACCGTACGCTGTAGCACGTTCTTTAGACATCTCTTTCCAGTCGTGAAAGTATCCAGTCCATCCGTCGCAAGCTTCTGTTATCATCTTAACAATAGACAAAGGAATAAGACTAGGATTGCCATATGCACCAAAGCGAACCTTTCTACCATTAAAGACATTGTCATATAAGAAAGGATCAAGTTTAGGGTATTTATTTTGCTTATATGCTTTCCAAATTTGAAGTGGTGCTTGTCCGACATTTACATAACATCCGTTCCCACTTGCAAACTTGCAACCCGTACAAATTGTGGACGCATCTAATCCACTTTTAACACCGTCAACTGGACTATGATCAGATAACAAAATCCATAATTGAATCATGTTACCTGTCTTGCGATTGCTTGTTTTAAGGGTAGCTATTACAGCAAACTTTTCACCGTTCTTTGTTCCCTCGTATATTAAAAATCCGTTTGGTTTCATGTTAGATAGCCCCCCTCTTTTTCATTTCTTGTTTTATATCATTTATCCTATCATTACCTAATTGCTTAGTTGATTCGGATAAAATATCAATTTCCTCTAATAAGGTTTTTTGATAGTTAGTAAGTAAAACTTGCAATTCATGCAATGATAAATCTTGGAGTGTTTTCATATATTTATTTTCTTTATTCATGTTTTTTCTATTTGTTTGTAATTAATAATTGGTTCGATTTCTAGTATATATCATGTGTCAATAGCTAGAGTTATAAAATCAGTAGCTAAAGTATTGATATTTAATGAGATAAAAAAGATTAAAAAAGTTTTAACAAAGTAGTTTTTATATCAATCATCCAAGAATCAATGTTGTAAAGTTATTACTGGCAGGACTTTATGAAAAGATTTAATAATGATTTGTAGTGTTTAAGCGGTGTGGAGTAAAGATAAATACATTTCAATGATTTCAAAAAAGATTGAAAATTAAACGAAAAAGAAAATGCAAATTTACAAATGATAACAGATTATCGATAGCAACCAAGACGCATTTAACCCTGTTGATCTGTTGATTTGCGTTTAATCTAATAACAAAGCTCTAATATTACCTAAGTCATTGACTATCAGTAATTAGACATAATCCATATTGTACGATTTAGTTTCATAAGTACATTGATTGCCAGGGATTTATGAAAAGCATTGATTGTCGATTTGTTAACAATACCCCACCCCCAGTAGAAAAACGCAGGCACGCACGGGGTATTTTAACGCACGCGTATATAGCGTAACCCCTTCAAATTTTTTCAACTAAAATTAAAATCTAATACAATTGAACTAGCCTTGTACTAAACCTTAGTATCTTCAAAGTCATCATCATCTTCTTCTTCTAGGTCAAAGTCTGGATCAAACTCTATAACACTGGTAGCTAATAAGTCATATTTAACGAACTCCAGCACCCCTATGATTGTTTGGTCATTCAAATCGAACTCCCCTTTATAGCGATTTATTATATTGCATAAGTCGTTGGTTAACAAGTCTGTCTGAGTATCTATGTCCATGATGTTAAATTTAAGGCTTTACAAATCTGAAAATCGTTTATAATGTTTATCTAGGGACTCCTCAAGGTGTACCTATTAAAACAATAAGGTCTTACAAGAATAATAGCGACTTAAAATAAAGAAGTCGATACTTCGTTCTTCTCCTTCTTAGCTTGTAACAACAAGAAGACCCTGTCCTTTTAATATCCTTTATATTAACAAAACCTTTTTAAGGATAGGTGTGTCTAAAGACCAATAACATATATCTATAGATAGTTTTTAAAGGAGGGAGGGTCTTTGTCAGGGACGACCCTCTCTTATAGATACTTTATAATTATGTATTTAAACTAACTATAACAGCACTTATATTAATCACTAAGATGTAAAGATTTGTTAATAGAAAGCTACGGAGTCTTTATCGAACAGAGTGAGTAAAGACGAAAGGTAATAGCGAAGCTATTGCCAAAGCATAGCTCTAGGACCTTTAACACTTCTTTTATAAAAGCTATCAGTAAACTTTGTTAACTCTTTATCTAGTAGTTCTTGTTTCCTAAAGTTAATGTTATTATCTACATCTTGATTCATTTGTTCTACCCAGTAGTTAACAGCAATACTTAAAGCATCTAATCTATCATCGTGATTAAGACTACCTTTATCTTTTGTTATACGACTAAGTTGATAGAATAACATATACTTAGCTTGATGTTCTATAGGATATCCTTGAGCACTCTTATAGTCATGTTGAACAACAGAAGGATCTACGATAAGTTTATGTTGATTAAGTACAGGTTCCAGGACATCAATGATTCTAAGTTCTTTTTGTTTACTGTGTCTTACTTCTTCAACGGAACAAGGGTAGGAAGTCATAAGTAAAGGTTTAAGTAGTTCCATGAACATACCATCACCAAAGTTAGACTCTATGATAATCTTGTTAACCTTGTTATTCTTGGCTATGTGTACTAATTGTTTAAGTGTTTGATCGTCATACCCACCTTTAAGACCACCAGCTTCAGGAACAAAGAGTTGACCGTTAAGCATCTTAACAACAGCAAACCCTGTTTCATCTTTTCCTCTACCACTAGGGTCAATAGAAAGAACAGAACCAGTGTACTCCACCATATCACCTATAGTCTTAGAAGGTCTGTGGTATCTATCTCCACCTAGTCCTACATTAGGAAGGTCTTTATTTTCGTTATCTGGATCACTGGACCATATAATCTTCTCAGGAGCTAAGTCGTTATCAATATCTGTTATAATCAGATCATTTATCTTTAAAGGGTAGCGATCAGCGTCAGATAGCCTAGGATTAAGCATGAACTGTAAAGCATACCCTGTACGCCCATAAGACAGCTTACGCTCTTCTAGGTCCATATCTGAGAACCTGAGAGGCTCTGTAGTGTGTCCTACTGTCTCTTCTGTTATCTGATTTGTTATAAAAGGAGCTATATCGTTATCGTAGTTCTTTAACACTAAATCTTCACTGGGATACTCAGAGGTCCATATACGAGCGTCATAACCTCTCTCACGCAGTTTGTTATAGATACTGTCTTCGCATTGCGGTGTACCTAGAAAGAGAATCCTAGAGGTGTCTAAGGGTTTTATAATAGCTTCAAACTCTTTTACTTGTTCATCTAGCTTATCACGCATACCTTGGGTAGCAGAGTTGTTAGGAACTTCTATATCGTCAGCAATGATGATGTCAGCACGAGAACCTGTTAACTGGGAGGATATACCTAGTGACTTAACGGAGGGTGCGTGAGCAGCAGGAGCAGGTCCTACATCAAAAGCTATCTTAGAGAACCTTTGATCGTTCTTAGGTATTAGTCCTTGAAGAACAGGAATGTCGTGTATGATTTTCAAGGTAAAGGTGGAGAAGTCATCAGCACGGTTCTTAGAGGCAGATACAACAAGTATGTTCTTAGTAGGGTCTAGTAGTAGTTGATGAACAGCATAGGCAGAACATATCCAGGACTTACCTACACCACGGAACGCCATGATAACAGATCGTTTAGGACCGTGTTGC